GAGCGCGAAGCGCGTAGAATTGGGGTTTTTCTTTATGCCAATAATAATGGCGATCTGGTCATAAGCGAGATTGGAAACGAAATCACCAGCACAAAACTTGAATGCCCTGGCAATATTTTGCAATTTTCAACTAGCGTAGATCACAGCAACAGATTTAGCGAGTATATTATCAAAGGTCAGCAAACCAGCGCGGCGGATGATTCCCTAAGTGCAGAAGATCAGACAGTGGTCAAATCTAAATGCCAGGATCTAAATATAACTAGGTATCGGCCGTTTGTCTTGATCGCTGATAGCGCGGTTAATACGTTCCAGGCTAAAAATCGTATTGAGTGGGAAGCGGCGGTTAGAGCGGCGAGATCGGAAAATGTGAATATTACCATCGAGGGCTGGAGCGATCAATCTGGCCAATTATGGGCCATTAATAGGATTGCAAGAGTAATTTTGCAACCAATAAACTTAGATAGATTTTTATTGATTAAATCAGTAAATTTCAAATACGATGAGCTTGGCGGGCAAGTTACAGACTTGGTTTTAGTCGATGAAAAAGCTTACATTCCAGAGCCTACCATCAGCAAAAAAGAGCTGGAAGATACAATACTTTTTAAATGAATCAAGTAATAAACGAACTTAAAAGAAAAATTTTATTAGCGGTGGGAATCGGTATTTTGAGGATTATTGACGATACAAAAAAAATTCAAAAATGCCAAATTTCTTTGATGGATAACGAAACCCATTCAAACATAGATCGGTATCAAGAATACGGCTTTAGCTCCGTTCCATTACCAGGCGCGCAAGCGGTGGCGGTTTCGATTGCAGGCTCCAGAGACAATTCTATTATCATCGCTACTGAAGACGGGCGATACAGGCCATTAAATCTTAATCCTGGGGAGGTTACAATTTATAACCAACTGGGTGATAAAATCGTTATAAAGCAAAACCGAACGATTGAAATCACGGCTCCAAATATAAAACTAATTGGGAATGTCAGAATAGAGGGTAATCTTGAAACAACTGGCAATATAGATGGCTATGGTTATATTCGCGATTCAGCAACTACGAATACAAAAACTATGGCTGATATGAGAATAACTTACAATGGTCATACGCACGCAGGCGGCGCACTTCCAAGTCCCCAAATCTAAGTTATAATAAATTTATGGCTGATGTGGGTTTAATATGGCAAGATGGATGGGCGGATATTTTGCTAAATGAATCTAACACCGATTTACAAACAGGCAAAGATTTAAAAACTGCTATTTTGGTAAGTTTATTTTCTGATTCACGCGCAAACCCAGAAGAGCTTTTGCTAGATGAAGATCCGCGCGGCTGGTGGTCTAGAGATTTAGGTTCTTTACTTTGGCTACTTGCTAGGCAAAAAGCGACACTCCAGAATCTTGAAAAAGGGATTCAATACATAAAAGACGCTTTAAATTGGTTAATCGTGCAAAATATTGCAAAATCAATAGATGTAACTGGGACTATTGAGAATAGATCAAAATTTAATTTTATTATTTCAATAAAAAAATCAAATGATTATAGATTTCAATATTTATGGGAAAATATAAACTCAGATAGCTATAAATTTGATCGGAGCGAATACTTAATTTTATTTCAATAGGACAAAACAAAATGCCATTAATCAAACCTACTTTACAGCAAATCATCTCCAGGATTGAAACCGATATCCAAAGTGAATTAAATTCAGCTCCATTTCTGGATGGCTCTTTTTTAAAAGCAATAGCAAACGCAAACGCTGGGGCATTTTATGGACTTTACGGGTACTTGAACACACTATCAAAAGAAGCTCTTCCATTAAATGCGATTGGAGAATTTTTAAACGCTTGGGCAAATGTTTACGGCGTGGCTAGAAACGCTGGCACTTACGCGGCTGGAAATGCTACGTTTACGGGCACAAATGGAACTTTAATTCCATCGGGTACTTTATTAATCAGCGATGATGACATAACTTATAAAACTACTGCTGGCGTAACTATTGCGCTTGGAACTGCTACGGCTCCAATAATTGCATTAGCTCCAGGAATTGCAGGCAATAAAGCGGCTTCAAGCTCTTTAAGTCTTTTAAATCCGATTCAATTTATAAATAACTCAGTAACAGTAGCGGCGGGCGGACTAACTGGCGGTTTAGATCAAGAGACAGACGATCAGCTCAGAGAGCGGATTATAAATAGAATCCAAAGCCCTCCGCACGGTGGAAACGCAAACGATTATAAACAATGGGCGGAATCAGTTTCAGGCGTAGGCGAAGCTTACGTTATACCCTTATTAAACGGCGCGGGCACAGTAGGAATTTATTTAACTTCAACCGATGAGAATAATATCGTTCCATCAAATACGGTGGTAACAAATGTTTTTAATTATATTTCAGATCCAAGCAGGAAGCCAATTACAGCGAGTTTATCCGTAAATGCAGTAGCAACCACAGCGCAAAATTTTACAATAGACATCAACCCAGACACTCCAGAAATCAGGGCTAATATAACAAATGCTTTAAAAGATTTATTAGCACGCGAGCGCAAACCAGCAGATACAGTAAACGGAACTATTGTAGGCTGGACTTTATTAATGTCAAAAATTAGGGAAGCAGTTTCAAACGCGGCGGGTGAAAATGATAACGTGGTATCGGTTCCTAGCGCAAATGTGCAGTACACACTTGGACAGGTTCCGATAATGGGGACAATAACCTGGTTATAAAATGGATTCGACAGCATACAAAAATTTATTAAATGAATTGATCCCACAAGGTTTATCGTGGAATCCAAACCCAGATAGCAATTTGCAAAAGCTTATTTCTGGCGAATCAATAGAATTTGCAAGGCTTGAAGAGGAAGCTTTGAGAGTCTTAAGAGAAATAAATCCTTATACTACTACTGAATTGATTTCGGAATGGGTAGATATTGCGCTTGGTGATCATCGTTGCCAAGGTTTATCATCCAGTGCAGAAGAGCTTAAGCGCGCTATTTTAGCCAGATTGATATCACTCGGTGGATCAGATCGGATCTATTTTCAAGAAGTAGCAAAAGCGGCGGGATTTTTAGTAAAAGTATCGGATGGATTTCAGCAATTTAGAGCGGGCCGCAATCGTTGTCAGGATAGAATTTTAGCAAATGGTTTTGCTTATACCTGGAACGTAAGAGCAAGAACTAATACCCTTAGCTTTTTTAGAGCTGGTTTATCAAGAGCCAGCGACAGACTAATATATTTCTCAAATGCGCTTCTCGAGTGCGTTATGAATCAAGTAAAGCCAGCGCACACTAGTATAATTTTTTCTTATGAAGATGTGGTACAAAACATAGACGGCTCTTTATATGTCGATGTGGCGATGGTAGGCGCAATTTCATTGATTAGATTTATTCAAGGGCAAGCAAACATCACAGCAAACTTAGAACTGGCTGATACTTGGACACCAAGCGGCTTATCGAGTATGTTTTCTTGGTTTGATGGGACAGATTTTACTACTGCTGGAGCTTTAAGCACTTGGACTGATAAAAAAGCAAATAGAAACGCAATTCAAGCAGACGCGGCAAAGCAACCAGAAAAAGTTTTAAATGCTTTTAATGGTAAACCAGTGGCAAGATTTACTACTGGAGAGACTTTATCAGTAAAAAATCTTGCTCAAATGAGCGCGGATAACGGGATTCACGCTTTTGCAGTAATGGATATTACTTCAGGTGGCGGGAAATTATTCGATAGAAATCAATATCAATTAAGCGCGCAATCAAATCAATTAAACAGCGTTTTGTTAAGTGATTTTTACCAAGGTTTTGATTATTCAAGTTTACTAACTTTGGCGGGACAATTTACAATTTATGGAATAGCTTATTTCAATGGCAATTTTTATTTAAGTGCTGATTTTGGACTTTGGCGATTAAACAATAACGGCACTTGGACAGACGTAGCGGCAGGGCTTACGAATCGCGCTCCAAGAGGGCCTTTGATTGTAGCTAATAATAAACTTTATGCAGTTAGTGGAACTGTAAACCAAATTTTAGTTTGGGATGGAACGACAGCAAACGAATATACAAATACCGTAAATGCTTCAGCAGATTTAAGAGATCTGATCTTTAATCCTGGAGATGGTTTTATTTATATTGCTGATGGACATAATGGCAAGCTAATTAGATTTAATACAACCACAAACGTTTTTAGTCAGGTAGGGACAGGCGCGACAAATTGCAATAAACTTGCTTGCGATGGAACAAATGTCTTTATTAACAAACGAGTGGGTGGGGCTGGCGATATTTTTGTTTGGAATGGTTCAACTTTCACCAGCGAGGGCTTATCAGGTTATTCCAATCCTAGCGGATTAACTTGGGCAAATGGCACTTTATGGCTTACGGAAGCTGGTAAGTTAATTAATAAAGCCAATAGTTATAATTTAGCAAATGGTTTATATCTCGAGATTATGGCAAATCTTGGAATAAGTGCTACTTCAATGGTACTTTTTGAAAATCAACTTTTTATAAATGATCCAAATGCAGTAGTCAGATATAAGCTTACAGGAACAACTTTAAACGCTGATAATTGGGTTAAAAACTTTAATGGAACTGTAAATTTAAGTACTAGCGGAAGAGCTGAAATTTTGGTTAATGGTGAATTTTATTATAAAAAACAAATTAGTCAAAATCCAATAAATGCAAGAATCGCAGTTTATAAAAAAGAAAAATCTCTTAGCTATAGCGGAACAGTCAGCAACCAGAATATAGTTTATTTGGGGATTGAAAGTACTAGAACTAGACTAGGCTTAAATGGTCAAATAATTAGTGAATTAACTTATACAACTGGCACAGGGATTACCATTGATCCTTATCGCAACCCAAATATTTTATTAGAACAAATAGCAATTACAAACGGATCTTTAGTTTCTTTTGTAAATGATATAGTTACAATTAATCCAGCGAATGATTTAAGCGCGAATAGTAAGATCAAAGTAAAAGTAGATCCTGGCGCAATTACAGCTTACAGCGGTTTAGAAAATTGGAATTTTGAGGTTACTTAATGGCTTGGTATAATACAAATTGGTTATTTAGAAAAAAAGTTACAATCCCGAACTTAACAACTTTTAACGGGATGACAACTAGCAACCTAACTAATTTCCCAGTTTATGTAAACCTGGCTAATATGGGAGCTGATTTTTTTAGTAAAGTTAGAACGGATGGCGGAGACATAAGGGTTACTTTATCTGATGAGGTTACAGAGGTTCCAAGGGAATTGGTTTCAATAAATACCAGCACACAGACTGGAGAATTTTATTTTAGAGCAAATACTTTAAACGGAAACGCTACAACTGATTTTTATATCTATTTTGGTAATGCAAGCGCAACCAATCCCGCTAAAAGTGCAACTTTTGGGGCTTATAACGTTTGGAATTCTGTTTATCGGCTAGTGCTTCACATGGACGAATATTCACCAGCAGGCGCAATTCAGGCTGGAACTAGCTTTATCAATTCAGCAAATAATACATATTTGCCCTATATTATTGGCACTCCAGGCACAGGGACTCTGTTAGATGGGCCGATAGGCAAAGCGATAAACATGTCAGCTTCAAACTGTTATATGTCAATGAATGATCCCGTGGACATGACAGAATATACTATTTCAACCTATGCAAGACCTCTTGGAGCTGGTGCTTTGGTGGTAAAAAATTTAGGTACAAATAATGCAAGTACTAGCTATTCTGAAAATCTTAGAATTTCTGGAAGTACATTCCAGCACTACTATTTTGATGGTGCGTCAGTAACTTTAAATTCAAATATTGGAGCTTTAAATACTAGTAATTACTTTCATCTTGCAGGGACGGCTAAAAATGGCGGCACAGGCTTTTTGTATCAGCAGGGTTTAATTGGAAGTGCGACAGATCCGACAGGCACTCTATGGACTGGCGGAGACACTTTTAACATGTTTGGCCGCGATGGTTCTTCAGCAAATTGGTTCATTGGCTACGTAGAAGAATTTAGAATTTCACCAATCCAATTATCATACAATTGGATTACTACAGAATCGAGTAATATAAGATTCAATAATATTTTTATTACTGCTGGAACTCTTGAAACAGGCCCTAGTCCAAATTTACAAAGCTTGACACCAGCAATAGATACAACTGGGAACGCGGCAAATACTAATTTAATTTTAGACTTTGATCAAAATGTATCCGTAGGTACTGGAAACGTAACTATTGAAAAAATCCCCAATCTTAATATTGGCGGGACATTTCAAGGGGATCTAGCAGAGCTGATGATGTTAAATACTTTGACGGATTCCGATCGGCAAAAAATCGAGGGCTATCTAGCTTGGAAATGGTTCGGCGGAAATAACAATTTACCTAGCAACCATCCGTATAAACTTTACGCTCCAAGAAATTAGGTTATAATGAAAATATGAAACGCGTTGATAACGGCTCACAAATTGCAGGCAATCTTTATACAGACGGAAACCCATCAACTGGAGTGCTAGGTACAATCGTTGACGCTTCCTGTTTAAATGCAATCCAAGAAGAGATTGTAAATGTGGTTTTAGATCCCGCTTCAGGAATTGGAGCTTTAAGCCAAAATAACGCAAGTTTAAATCAATTAAATACAGCGATAAAAAATATTATCGACAATAGAGTACAAAATTTTGATGGCATAATGGTAAAAAACACAGAAGCTAGTTTAGGCTCCGATTCAACTATTACGGCTACTACAGCGACAGCAAGCGGCTTAGCGGTTTCATATACTCCAATAAGCGGCGCGAATGATCGCTATCTTTTCGGTTATATTGATTGGAACGTAAACGATCCAGATGGCTCAGCGGCCGAGGGGTTTTTGGATCTTCAATATTCAACCGACAACTCAAATTGGACTACTATAAAAACATTCACCAGAAAAGCAGATCTTGGAGCTGGTGCAAAAGAAGTAAAAGTTACAGAAATAGAACTAGCAACTGATGGAAGTACTACTTCAACAACTTATCAACCAAGCGGTTTAAGTATAAGTTATAGCCCTATAAACGGCGCAAATACGCGCTATATAGATATTCAAATAAATCACCAAGCTACGGATACAGACTCTGGAGCTTCAAATCAAATACAACTACAATACTCGACAGATAACAGTACTTGGACAGCTTTATCAAATTATACTATGAATCAAGGCGTAGGCGGCGCAACATCATCAACTCAACTATTGACCCATTATGATTCACACTTACATAATGCAATAACAGCAACACCTTACTATAGAATCGCGCACAGAGCAAACCCTGGTACTGGTGGAGGAACTTCAACTATTTTCGGAGGATCATCTATAAGAGTAAGAGAACTAGCAGAACAATTTGTTACAGACAATAGATCACCAGTAAGCTTTTTAATAAAGCACAATAACAATAATGCGACACCTTACTATAGGATTGCGCACAGGGTTACATCTGGCGATCAATCAATTATTTACACAGGATCAGTTTTGCGTGTAATGGAGTTTAGCTAATGAACAATGATTTAATAGACATAGCAGTTTTTTATAAAGCAGACCACGGCGGGTTTACCATCGCTGATGGCGTTTTAACGTTTGTAGATGGTTTTGAACCTACTAAAAAACAAAAAGATACAGCACTTTTGGAGATGGCAAAAAAACGCAAATACGAAGAAATCGACAATTTTTATTCTAAGCAACGCGCTAAATTGCTTTCCCCAGGCGCGTTTATGGATATGATCTATTTACTCAAAGCGCAAGAAGCAAAGGCATATCTTGGGAATCAACCAGGGCAATATTTATTGCTAAATGCTAGTGTGCAAGCTGGAGAAGCG